CTTTACCGCGGCCCCTGGGACATCTGTTGATGCTGCAGCGGTTGGTGGTAGCACTGATGAAATGCATGTTGTTGTATATGATACAACTGGTGCTATTACAGGTACGGCAAATACTGTTCTTGAAACATATGAGTATGTTTCACAAGCAAGAAATGCTGTAACATCTGATGGTACTACAAATTATTGGGTAGATAAAATCAATAGAGCTTCATCTTGGGTAAGAATTGGTAATGCACCTGCTGCATTATCTGACTCTGGTGACCGTAATGAGTCAAATGCATTTGCTACTACCACTAATATTGATGTATCTTTATCTGGTGGTGCTGATGACAATGTATTAACTGTTGGCGAAACAACGTTAGCATATGATATGTTTGCAGATGCTGAAACAGTTGAAATTTCATTAATCATTTGTCCTGATCCGATGGCCGGTGCTGATGCAACTACACTTTCAAATTATGTTATCGCGTTAGCTGATGCCAGAAAAGATTGTGTTGCTTTTGTTTCCCCTCCTATCTCTGCTACTGTAGGTACTACAACTCCGGTTGCTAATATTACTACATGGAGAACTTCATTGACTTCATCTTCATATGCCTTCGCTGATTCGGGTGCGTTATATGTTTATGATAAATATAAAGATAAATATCGTTGGATTCCTGCTTCAGGCTCTATGGCTGGCTTAAGTGCTAATGCTGATATGGTTGCTGATGCATGGTTCTCACCTGCCGGTATGACTAGAGGTAATGTACGTAATGTAACTAAACTTGCATTTAATCCTACACAAGCTAATAGAGATGACTTATACAAGCAAGGTATTAACCCTATTGTTGCTTTCCCTGGTCAAGGTACAATGTTATGGGGTGATAAAACACTACAAACTAAAGCTTCTGCATTTGACAGAATCAATGTTCGTAGATTGTTTATCACATTAGAAAAGGCTATATCTAAAGCTTCACGTGCTTCATTATTTGAATTCAATGATGAATTCACTAGAGCTCAATTTAGAAATATGACAGAACCTTTCCTACGTGACATTAAAGGAAGACGTGGTGTTACAGACTTTATGGTTGTATGTGATGAAACAAATAACACTGGTAACATTATTGATACCAATCGCTTTGTTGCTGACATATACATTAAGCCTGCACGTTCTATTAACTTTATCACATTAAACTTTATTGCCACAAGAACTGGTGTAGAGTTTAGTGAAATTGCTGGAGGTAATTAATCATGGCAATCTTAGGCGTAGACGATTTTAAAGCAAAACTAACTGGTGGTGGTGCTAGAGCTAACTTATTTAAGGCAACTTTAGGTTTCCCTTCATATGTTACTGCTGATGTAGAACTTGCATCATTCATGGTAAAAGCTGCTTCTTTACCGGCATCAACAATTGCTCCTATCATGGTACCGTTCCGTGGTAGACAATTGCAGGTTGCGGGTGACAGAACTTTTGAACCTTGGACAATCACAGTTATTAATGATACTGGTTTTGATGTTAGAAATTCATTCGAAGAATGGATGAATGGTATCAATCAACATAAAGCTAACACTGGTTTAACTAACCCTAATGATTATATGTCAGATATGATTGTTGCTCAGTTAGACAAAGATGGCACGGAGTTGAAATCATATAATATCAGAGGTTGTTTCCCAACAAACGTTGGAGCAATTGAAGTGTCATATGATACAGAAAATGCTATCGAAGAGTTCACTGTTGAACTTCAGGTACAATATTGGGAAAGTAGTACTACTTCTTAATATAAAGGAAGGCCCTTTTCGGAGGGCACTCCTTTCTTAAGTGTTATAAATAATATTTAAGAAAGTGGTGATTAATTAATTTAATAATTTGAGACTTATGGCAGAAAACGATAAAAGTATATTTGGATTTTCATTTAAGAAAAAGAAATCTGAAGTTGAAAATAAACCTGTATCATTTGCTACCCAAGATAACCTAGATGGATCGTATGAGATATCTCCATCAGGTGGTTACTTTGGTCAGTATTTAGATATAAATGGCGATTCATTTCAAAACGATAAAGATTTAATCATGAAGTATCGTGGTATTTCGACGTACCCTGAAGTAGATCAAGCCATTGAAGATATTGTAAATGAAGCTATTACAGCAGAAGATGGTATCATCACTAAACTTAACTTAGATAACTTAGACCAACCTGATAATGTTAAAAAGATTATTATGGAAGAATGGGATAATGTTAACCAACTACTTGATTTTACCAATCAAGGTTGGGATATGTTTAGAAGATGGTACATCGACGGCCGTTTGTTCTTCCATGTAATCATAGATAAGAACTCTGCCCAAAAAGGTATTGTTGAATTAAGACCTATTGATCCAACTAAAATTAGAAAGGTTAAAGAGGTTGATAAGGTTAAAGATCCTGGTACTGGTGCAATGTTAAATAAAGTATTGGGTGAGTATTACCTATATCAAGATGATAACATGAATGAGTTAGGGGAAGGTCTTAAGATATCCACCGATGCTATTATTCAAGTTAACTCTGGTATGTTAAATGATGCACGTGATAAGGTTACAGGTTACTTACAAAAAGCCCTTAAGCCTTTAAATCAATTATCAATGATGGAAGATTCATTGGTCATTTACCGTATTTCAAGAGCGCCAGAACGTCGTATATTCTATATTGATGTTGGTAACCTCCCAAGAGGAAAGGCAGAAGAATACTTAAACAATACAATGAATAAGTATCGTAATAAGATTGTATATGATCCTGCAACTGGTGCCATTAAAGATCAGAAAGACCATAAGAGTATTATGGAAGACTTCTGGTTACCTCGTAGAGAGGGTGGTAGAGGTACAGAGATTGATACACTACCAGGTGGTTCAAACCTAGGTGAAATTGAAGATATTATTTACTTCCAAAACAAATTATATAAAGCATTAAATGTACCAACCTCTAGACTAATTGAAGGTGATTCATTTAACATTGGAAGATCATCTGAGATTACAAGAGACGAATTAAAGTTTCAGAAGTTTATTGATAGAATTAGAAATAAATTCTCAACGATATTCTTAGAAACACTTAAAAGACAATTAATACTTAAGAAGATTATTGTACCATCTGAATGGCCTGACCTTTCATCTGATATTGTAATCGATTGGAGTAGAGATAACTACTATGCGGAACTTAAGGATGCAGAAATTCTTAAGGAAAGATTAGAAACCCTACAAATGATGGACGAGTACATAGGTACATTCTGGAGTAAAGATTGGGTTCGTAGAAATATTCTTAATCTTACTGATGAAGATATTAAACAAATCGCTATTGATAATAAGAAGGATCCTGTTACAGATAAAGACTTTAATCCTGATCTTATGAAAAGTACTATTTAGAATATATTTTTATTATAAATATATTATACAAAACGGCCGTAATTCAGTGCCTATAACAAACGAGAGATACTATGCAAATTACAGATTTAATTGATAATATACAAAAGGGTGATGCACAAACAAGCAATAATACTTTCAATAGTCTTATGGCAGATAAAATTAATAGTGCATTGAATGATAGGAAGCAAGAGATTGCATCTTCTATGTATTCAACCCCGGAAGTAGCTGATGTTGAAGTTTAAAGAATCATTTAATACCCTAATTGAAAAGGCATTAAAATTGCCTTCAGGTGAGTCAGTGGAAAAAGAGATTACTAAGTTAGGTAAAAAGAAAAACATAACGGCTATTATAACTTCGAAGTTTAATTTATACCTTGATGGTGATAAATTGGATAAGTATAAATCCGTTAAAGAAGCTGAGAAGGCACTTAAAGAATTTATAAAGGTAATGGACGTATGAAAACATTTAAAAATATTAGGTTAGATGAAATTAATAAACCTAAAGCTAATGGTCAATTCAATAAAATTGCAACGGGCATTGTTAAGCTTCACAAGGAGATTGATGCATTATCTAAAATAGATTTTGATCTTGATTTACATGATCAGATTGTGTCTATGCAACAAAATCTTGATAAAGTTTGGGATACAGCCACTAAGGCATCTAAAATTGTAAAGGGAATGTAACATGAAACTAATTGCAGAGTATACAAACGAAGGATTAGGTTACTCTATTACCGAAGCAAAGAATGGTAAGAAGGAAACATATATAGAAGGTATCTTTATGACTGCCGAATTAACAAATAGGAATGGCCGTGTTTATTCACGTGAAGTCCTAACGTCGGCAGTAGATAGATATGTAAACGAACAAGTAATGACCGGACGTGCCGTAGGTGAATTAAATCACCCTGAAGGCCCTTCGATCAACTTAGATAAAGTTAGTCATAGAATTACCGAACTTAAATGGGATGGTAATAATGTGATTGGTAAAGCACTTATTTTGGATACTCCGATGGGTCAAATTGTAAAAGGTTTGGTCGAAGGTGGTGTACAACTTGGTGTTTCAAGTCGTGGAATGGGAAGCTTGGAAAGTAAGAATGGCATCAGTTATGTGAAAGATGATTTTCATCTTAGCACAGTTGATATTGTTCAGGATCCATCAGCACATAATGCCTTTGTAAATGGTATTATGGAAGGTACTGAATGGGAAATGGATAATACAGGTCATTACCAAGCGATTGAAAAAGGTGAGACAGAAATGATACAACCGGAAGAGATTAAGGAGAAGGTGGATAACACTAATGCCAATCTTAAAGGTTTTGAACATTTCCTCTCTAAACTATAACTCTACAGGAGTAAATAATATGTCAGAAGAAATTAAGAATGACGTAGCTGAAGATGTTATTGTTGAGGAAACAAATGATGTAACAATCGATGCTCCTTTAACAACATCTAGAACGATATCTGCAATCACTGCATCTTTACAAGAAATGAATAAAGATGAATTGGATGCTATCTTCGAGGCGGCAGAAAAATCAAAGAAAGAGAAATTTAACTTTGATAAGAAAGACGACGAAGATGAAGATGAAGAAGAAGGTGATGTTAAAGAAGGCCAGAAGGAACCTAAAGCTGATAAACTTTCTAAGAAGAAAGTAAAAGCTGATGATGGTTCAGAAGGTGAAGTAGTTGAAACAGAAAAAGAAGATAAGTTTAAAGAAGATGTTGATGCATTAGTTAGTGGTGAAGAATCACTTTCTGAAGGCTTTAAAACAAAAGCTGCTACTATCTTTGAAGCTGCGTTACAATCAAAAGTTGCAACTGCAACAGTTGAATTAGAAGAGCGTTATGCGTCTGATTTGTCTGAAGAAGTTACAGCGATTAAAGAAGATTTAGTTGATAAAGTAGATGGTTACCTTAACTATGTAGTTGAGAACTGGATGACTGATAATGAAATTGCTCTTGAGCATGGTCTGAAATCAGAAATTACAGAATCATTTATTACTTCATTAGGTACAGTATTTAAAGAACATTACATCAACGTTCCTGCAGATAAAGGTGAATTAATTGACCAATTATCTGAAGAAGCTACTGATGCTAAAGCTCAATTGAATACTGCACAAGATGCAAACATGGAATTAAGTGAAAAGGTTAAAGCCTTTGAACGTAAAGCTATTGTTGCTGAAGCATGTGAAGGTTTAGTAGTTACGGAAGTTGCAAAATTAACTGAATTGTCAGAAGCTATTGAAGCTGAAGACAATGTTGATTATGCATCTAAAGTTGCTACAATCAAAGAGTCTTACCTTAACAAAGGCGACACTGAAGTGAAAAACGTTGATAACATCGACGCTATTACAGAAGAAACACAAGAGAAAGATGTTCAAGTAATGACAGGTAATATGTCTGCTTACATGAATGCATTTAAAACACTATAATTCTAGGAGAATAGAATGGAATTAAATACACAACAATTACAAGAGAAATGGACTCCTGTACTTGACGCTGAAGGTACTATTACTGACGCGCACAAAAGAGCAGTAACTGCAGTAGTTCTTGAAAATCAAGAAAAAGCTTCAATTGCTGAAAATTCACAAAACGCAATGCTTAACGAAACTGCTGCTAACGCAACAGGTGCTGGTATCAATAACTGGGATCCAATCCTAATTTCACTAGTACGTCGTGCAACGCCTAACTTACTTGCATTTGATATTGCAGGTGTTCAACCTATGACTGGTCCTACTGGCTTGATCTTCGCTATGAAGTCTCGTTACAGTACTCAGGCAGGTACTGAATCACACTTCAATGAAGCTGATACAGACTTCTCTGGTGATAAAGCTGCTGCCAATGCGCATGCAGGCGGCGGCGATCCTTTTGCTGCTACATACGCACACGGTGTTGGTATGGCAACATCTGATGCTGAAGCATTAGGTAATACTGGTGGCGATTGGGGTGAGATGGCTTTCTCTATTGAGAAGACTTCTGTAACTGCTAAGTCACGTGCTCTTAAAGCTCAGTACACTACTGAATTGGCTCAAGACCTTAAAGCTGTTCACGGCCTAAACGCTGAATCTGAATTAGCTGGTATCCTTTCAACAGAAATTCTTGCTGAAATGAATCGTGAAGTTCTACGTCAAATCAATGTTGATGCTGTTCTTGGTTCTGCTGGTACTACTGTTGCAGGTACATTTGATCTTACTGCTGATGCAGATGGCCGTTGGGCTGTTGAGAAGTACAAAGGTTTAGTTACTGCAATCGAAAAAGAAGCTAACTTAATTGCTATTGCTACTAGACGTGGTAAAGGTAACTTCGTAATTACTTCTGGTAATGTTGCTGCTGCTCTTAATGCTGCTGGTGTTCTTGACACTGGTTTAGGTATTACTGGTAAGTCACCAATCGAAAACGTTGATACTACTGGTAACTTGTTTGCTGGTATGCTTAACGGTAAGATTAAAGTTTATGTTGATCCGTATGCTACAGTTGATTATGTAACAGTTGGTTATAAAGGTACTAACCCTTATGATGCTGGTATGTTCTACTGTCCTTACGTACCTTTATCTATGATGAAGACTATCGGTGAGAACGACTTCCAACCACGTATCGGTTTTAAAACTAGATATGGCATGGTAAACAATCCGTTTACTACTGTTGGTGCTCGTAACAACGTATACTACAGAATCTTTAAGGTTACTGGCGTATAATTAGTTAATCACTAGTTAAAAGGAACCCCCTTAATTGGGGGTTTTTGCCGTATAAAATAAAGATAACACTCAACTTAAATAGGATAACACAATGAATTCAGTACAACAAATTAGAGAAGCATTACAAGAAATGTCAATTAATGAGGCTGGCGAAGATCTTTCAAAATTTGAAGCGCTTTTGAAAAAATACAAGTTTAAAAAATCAACCGGTAAAGGTGATGGTATTACCTACAGTAAAGGTGATTATGAGATATCAGTTAGCAAGGAAGCTAGAGAAGCAGAACATAGATGGTCATCAGAGTTTATTACCAAGGCCAAGAAGATTTACTTATTCGGTGGTACACCATTAAATGTATTAAGTCAATATCTTTCAGGCAAGGGTGCAGGTAAATTGAAGCGTTCTATGGGTGACAAATCAGAAGAAGCAACTATTAAGCGAATGTCAAAGTAAAAGCTAAAATAGAGACCCCCTTAATTGGGGGTTTTTTTAGCGTATAAATAAAGATAACAATAACACATTAATATAATATGCCAAGCTCAAACTTCTTAAACCCAACCGCCTTTGTATTACAATTAGATACAATAACATATCCCACAGCAGAGTTCACTGTTCAAACAATGGTGTTACCTGACGTGGTGGTTAACCCTGCTCAGTTATCAACTAGATCAAGAAACATTGCTATCGCTGCTGATAAGATTGAATATGGGGCTTTTGAATGTTCATTCTTAGTAGATGAAAATTTAATTAATTATAAAGAAATATATGATTGGTTATATAATCAGGTGGATGATAATCAATCTCCATCTAATGTAAGAGATATAACACTAAGTATTATGTCAAGTGCTAATAATGTGACTAAACAGATTAGATTTATTGATTCGTACCCAACAGTACTTTCAGCTCTACCATTTGATATTACTACAACTGATGTAGAATATTTAACCGCGGTGGTATCATTTAATTATAGTTACTTTGAAATAACATAGGAGATATACATGTCAGAAGATAAAAAATTATATAACACACCCAACCTAGATGAGTTGGAAAATGGTCCATGGCCTTCATTCGTTACTGGATTAAAACGTTTAGCTAATGATACTCATGATGGTGCTGACATGGCGCGTGACGTACTAGGTACACTTGAAACTTCTTACGTAACTAAAAAAGGTTACTGGAAAGGTGGTACAGTCGGTGTTATCGGTTACGGTGGCGGTGTAATC